GATCAATTGCGTGACAATATTATGGATGGCATCACCAAATACTGTGATGACAACAACGAGGTTCATCCATTTGGCGCTGATAGCGGTTTTGCCGCTTGCAATACGATGGCCCGCATCAACTGGTACAGCATCACGTCTGTCATTGAGTCTGGCGCCAGAGGCATGGATTTCATGCGTGACGTTGCCGACACGCTTGCACAGGAAAACAAGCACCTTCAATGGACATCGCTGATCGGTTTCCCTTGTTCACAGGAATACACCACAGAGATCATGAAACGGCCAAAAGGCTTTCTATTTGATCAGCAAGGCGGGCGTCAGTACCGCATGACATTGCAGGTCAGCACGAGCCGGATTAGCCGTATTGACTCATTGAGAGGCGCTGCACCGAACTTTGTGCATCATCTAGACTCAACGCACCTGATGATGGCAGTGAACAAGGCGAAGGACTACGGCGTGGAAAACTTGATGGTTGTGCATGACTCATTCAGCACAGACATCGAATCTGCAAGCGTTATGCTGGAGTGCATCAAGGCCACCGCCGTTGAGATGTACGAAGGCACTTGTCACTTCCAGAACCTGTTGGACGACGCGAGAAGTCTAGTCGCCGATCCAGACAGCATCGCCATCAAAGATGAAATCGCGGTGCTTGAAGAGCAACTGGCGCAGCAAGACCCTGAAGATGAAGAAGCAATCAACGACATTCAGAGGCAAATTGCGTCACTGGACGCGAGAATATTGAGATGGCCTGAAATCCCGCCGAAAGGCGAGGGTGACAACGCCCTTGATATCTACGGCATCATGGATTGCGAATACATGTTTGCCTGATCAAAAATGAGTGGGACCACCTAAGATACCCCCACCGTTTTTCGACTAGCGGGGTCGCAAACCTCAACAACATCAGGAGCATTATGCACCCAAGAGAAAGACTTCTTGGGACGGCGAAGCTGTGCCTAGCGCACGACAGGGCTGTCCCATTAGACACGTTGGCGCAAGCTGACGAACAAGGCTTCTTGCTGACAGAGTTTGGCGAGATGCAATCCCATCACAATCACAACAATGAAGAAGGAGATGACCTATATGGCTCCAAAACAACAAAAGCAGACTTTCACGACCTCTAAGGGCGTGGCGGTCTACCCGCATTTGAACAGACCAGATTTTGCTTTCAATGCGGAGGGCGTCTATAGCACAAAGCTGCGGATTTCCCCAAAAGACGCATCAGAATTAGTTGAGGCTGTCAAAGCCGCAGCGAACGACGAATTTGGCAAGGCAGCGAATACCGCGAGGATGCCATACACAGTTGACCAAGAAACTGGTGATCTGATTTTCATCGCGAAATCAAAATTTGCCCCAAAGATGGTAGATTCTTCCGGCCACCTGATTGCCGACGCATCGAAGCCACAGGTTTATGGCGGCTCAGTCATCAAGATGGCTGGAACGATTTACCCATACACTGCGGGCGGAAACAAAGGCGTGAGCCTACAGCTTGCTGGCGTACAACTCGTGTCGCTGGCTGATCCAGTCGGGTCTACATTTGCCTTTGGCGAAGAAGACGGCGGCTTTGTCGCTGAAGCAAACGACAACCAAGCACCAGCTGCGAATGACAATGGTGAAGGCGAGTTCACGGAAGGCGAGTCCTACAATTTCTAGGGCTATGCGCCGTGGCATACAGTACGGCTATCGTTCTGGACTTGAAGTATCCCTGTCACGTCAAATCGAAGAGGCTGGCCTCGCCGTCAGCTATGAGCAGGACAAGATCAAATACTTAGTTCCAGAGCGTGAAGCAACCTACACGCCAGACTTTAGAATTGAACGCCCTGATGGAACTTCATTTTTCATCGAGGGAAAAGGAATCTGGGATGTTGCCAGTCGGCAGAAGCACTTGCTCATCAAGCAGCAGTGGCCCGACATCGACATCAGGTTCGTCTTTAGCAACCAAAATGCCCGTTTATACAAGGGCAGTCCCACCACCTATGCCCAGTTCTGCGACAAGCACGGTTTTCAATATGCGAACCGTGTGATCCCAGACGAGTGGCTAAAAGAAGGGAAATAGACAACTGGAAAGGAAAGGCACACATGAAAATGGCCAACGACAACTCAGAGTTCATGCGACATGAACCTTGCCCAAGCTGCGGGTCATCGGATGCGCTGGCTGTCTATGGCGATCAAGCCACAGAAGAGGTCCATCATTCATGGTGCTTTTCCTGCCAGACATTCACGAAAGGAGATCATTTGGACGGAAATAGCAAACCAAGACTGTCACTGGAGTCGCTATCAGGACTACTGAATGGCGACTACACCGAAATCACGGCACGCGGCCTGACAGAAGAAACCTGTCGAAAATACGGCTACATGGTCGGCGAATACAAAGGTCAGCGTGTGCAAATCGCAACCTATCGCGACGCATCAGGACAGCCTGTAGCACAAAAGCTGCGCACAAAAGACAAACGCTTCACGATGCTGGGTAATGCGAAAGCCGCAACTCTGTTCGGAAGCCACCTCTGGAAAAACGGCAAGAAGCTGGTGATCACAGAAGGTGAAATTGACTGCATGTCTGTATCGCAAGTGCAGGGCCACAAGTGGGCGACAGTTTCACTCACGCAAGGCGCTACATCGGCAGTCAAGACAATCAAGGACAACTGGGAATATGTCACCAAATTCGATGAGGTAATCCTGATGTTCGATATGGACTCAGTCGGTCAGAAAGCTGCGCAAGAAGCAGCCGCGATCTTACCAGTCGGCAAAGCAAAGATTGCCTATTTGCCTACCAAAGACGCCAATGAAGCGTTACTGGCCGGCAAAACCGAAGACATCATCACCGCTATCTTTCAGGCTCGTGAATATCGGCCTGACGGCATTGTGGTGGCCACAGACTACCGTGACATCATAGGTGAGGACGAAACAGCTTCGGCTGTGTCTTTTCCATACTCCAGCCTCAATGACAGCTTTCTGCTGGGGCTTCGGCCTAACGAAATCTGTTTGATTGCTGCCGGTAGCGGAACAGGCAAGACCACATTCGTCAAAGAGATTGCCTACCACCTTCACCAACAGGGTGAACCCGTTGGATTGATTATGTTGGAGGAGTCAAACAAGCGCAGCCTCTTGTCGCTCACGGGTATCCACATGAACCGAAATCTGACCCAAGACAGAAGCGACGTTAGTGACGAGGAAATCGTTGCAGCGTTTGACGATCTGTTCGGGGAAGGTCGGAATCCTGTGTACTTGCTAGATCACTGGGGTAATTCGGATGTCGACGTGATCTGTCAGCGTATTACCTATATGGCCAAAGCGTTATCGCTCAAGTGGATTGTACTTGATCACATATCCATCCTTTGCACCCAGATGGGCGGCAATGGTGGCTTTGGCTCTGAACGTATCATGATCGATTACGCGATGACCCGCCTAGCCAGCCTAGTCAGAGAATGTGGCATCGGCCTGATACTTGTGAGCCACGTCAAACGTCCAGAAGGCAACTCAGGCCACGAAAGCGGCGGTCAGCCAGTTCGACTGAACCACCTTCGGGGCAGTTCTAGCCTTGGTCAACTATCAGACAGCGTCATAGCCCTCAATGTAGACGCAGACGAACCAGATTCTGACCTACGTCACGTTCACGTCCTGAAGAACAGGTACACGGGCATGACAGGCTATTGCTGCACATTGAAATACAACCGCGAAACAGGGCGCCTCATGGAAGAGGAGTTGTCCCACCTATTTGAAACAGAAACAGAAGAGGAAGAGCAACATGCTGAAAGCAGCGAACGACAACCACAAGAAGTGGCTTGAGTTTCACGAGGAAAATCCAGCCGTTTACGACTTGATCAAACACTTTGCGATGATAGCCATCAAATCAGGCCGTGAGCATTACGGCATCAACTCAGTGATCGAGCGAGTGCGCTGGCACACGACAGTGGAAACTGGTGGCGCCTCGTACAAGATCAACAACAACCACGCTCCGTTTTACGCACGGTTGTTTGAAGCAGAACACCCAGAACATGCGGGTTTCTTCCGCCAACGCAGACAGCACGAAAGGAGTGCCGCATGAAGCAAATGCTAGGAATTGAGGCTGACGTTGATGATATCTTTGGTATCCCCGACAAAAGCATGGATGACTACCACGAAGAAGCCAGTGAGTTTGCGATCTATGATGAGTCGCTATACCCACTGTTAGGTATGCTTGGGGAAGGTGGCGAAGCTGCCAACAAGCTACAGAAGATGATGCGTGACCGTGGGATGCCCGCTGGTCATACGTTTGAGGCTTTTGATGAGTACCTGACCGAAGAAGAACGTGCCGATCTCGCCTACGAATGTGGCGACATTCTCTGGTTTCTGACGATGTTCATAGACGAACTTGGCTACAGCTTGTCTGAAGTCGCCACCATGAACATTGAGAAACTCAAAGACCGTAGCAATCGTGGGGTGCTACAGGGCAGCGGCGACCACCGCTGATGCGCTACATATGGGACTTGGAATCCGATGGCTTCCTTGAAACCCTGACCAAAATTCACTGCATTGCAATGATGAACGCCGATAACCCTGAACAGACTTGGGTATTCGGCCCCAATGACATCAAAGCTGGCATGAAGATGCTGGCTGAAGCCACTGAAATCATTGGGCATA